GGATATGATCAAATAGGCATCCCAGAAACGCTATGGAAGGGAATGGAGAAAAAATCAGGTCTTAGCCTCAAGCTAGAACGTGACTATATTTGGCGCTTTGCTGAGCCGCCTAAGATTACATCTGTTCGCCCTGGCAGAAGTAGTGTTACTGTAAGGCTAGAAGGGATGCGTGACGCCTAATGGCTGTTCTGACCGGAAGCAATGGCGAGCTTCGTTATCGCGGGGCAAGAGTAGGCAAATGTCGCAGCATCAGCATTGATGTATCTCGTGATGCGCTTGAGACCACTGGCCTTGGCGACTATGACCGCACCTATGTCGAGGGGCTTCGTGGTTCAACTGGCAGCGCAACTGTTTTATATGACGAAACAGACCCTGCTACGGTAGAACTTGCTAGCGCTATCTTCAAAAACGACGAAGGAGCGCAGCCGATTGAAATAATAGTCAACGCGATCACAGGAAAGGCATTTCGCTTCCGCGCAATTACCACACAAATGGGCACGCCAGTATCGGCGGGTGAGGTCATTGCCTGCAGCTTTAGCTTTCAAATTTCGGGACCATTTGAGGAAACAATCTGATGCCAGTCCTTGGTGCCGGTGGAGCTGTAAAGCTAATTCGCGAAGCGCCTGAAGCAGTCGTACTGCCATCAAGCGCATTGGCTGCAAACTACAATAGTATTTATCTCCGAAATCCTGAATTCTGGAGCGGTGACGAAGTATTGCTTTTTGCTGGTGGTGGCCTTCCGATTGACACGGGTGATGACGGGCCAGACTGCCCAGACGGATATGCTGCCTATCAAGAGAGTCCATGGTTTATCGGAACAAATCGCTCGCATATAGAAAATAATGCCGATCTCTTTTACAGTCAAGCTGGCAATAGTCCATTTTACATGAATGAAGACGAATGCGGACTTACGACTGGGGGCATTTTCTATATTTACAGGGATCAGCTTGACAGGGTAAGCTTTTACACAAAGAGAAGCGACGCCCTGAACGGACACCCAAACAATAGAATTCGCCTTTACAACGTAGACTATGGCAGCATGATCCTTGCGCCGGCTGGCGGAGCAGACTACAACAACGCTGTAGCTAAGTGTGTTTTATACATGGGCGAAGAATGGACTAGCGATACACAAGACGAAGCAACACTGCGCTCTATTTGCAGCTTTGCGCCGGACTACACTGGTCCAGCTGCTGGAACAGCGGATTATGACAATTCCGATATTCAGCCTCGCTGGTATATCAACAATACGGATGACAGCGGAGTGCTGTGGATTCTTCAGTGCGATCTTGCTGGATGGTCGCTGAATTTAGACTCTAGGCAGGTTGAGACAACTGCGGTTGGCGAAAAGTTTGGCGATGCCGTTAAAAGCGTTGTCAATGGGGGAGGCAGCTTTGATTTTATTGTTGATCGGCGCACAACAGAAAATCAAGGAGATAGCACGGAGCTAATGAAGTTGCTGCTTCTTACCGAAAAAGGGTGCAAAGCAAAGGCTCAATTTTGGATGATAACAGATGCAGACAGGCCTGATACTATGCCGCCTGGCGGGTTGTACTATGAGGCAACTATTTTAATAACTGGCACAGCAGTAAATGTAAGACCGACTGAAGTAATAGCTGGGTCGGCTGACTTCGTGACCGTTGGCGAGATTGCCCTTAAGATGGGGGCATACTAGCGATTCTGGCGCACTGTGGCGAAGATTGTGCGTGGCGGGCTGACTGGCGCCGCCGACAACCTTGGTAGCTCCCAGGGCACGTTCCGGGCACAACTCTCAGCGCTAATTGATGCAGTTCGTCAGCTTGGGGGAAATGCAGAAATTGGGGCAGACTCAGTTATTAATGATCCGCTCAATGCCCCCTATGTTCTATACTACGATCCATACACTGGCAGAGATACATTTGTAGGCGGAAGCTACAGCATAGCCGGAGGATCAAAAAAGCGGATTGAGCTACAGAGACTTGAGTGTGGCTATACACCCACTCGTCCATTTAAGACGCTGAATCGCGCAATTATTGAAGCCTGCATAATTACAGCGAAGTCATTTTATGAAAGCCCTCTTGCAAATGCCGATCTGGTAAGCATTGTTCTGGCGCCTGGCGCAGGCTCTGTGCTGAATGGCCAAGGCTCCGCAAGTGTCAGTGAATGGGAAAGCGGAAAAGAGCCAACGGATGCGGAGCTGCAGGCATTTAATCCTGCCGCTACTGGTGGAATCATTCTTCCGCGAGGAACGTCGCTCGTCGCAATGCACGGCGACTTGAGAAAAACTATCCTTAGGCCCACCTTTGTTCCAGCACCAGCCGATGAAGCGACTGATGCAAGTAATCGTCGCACAATTTTTAAGACTACCGCAACAGGATTGTACTTTGGCCTCACCTTTATGGATAGGGCTAATGCTACATCAAGTCATCACTTACTTTCATGCTTTGAGTTTGCAAGTCAGGCAGAGCTTGAAGAACTCTACGGAAAAATCCGTCAAGCATTTGGCGGACCAAGCAATACTGGCGGCCTTGACCTTTCTCTTGCTGTTCCAAAAGCGGCTGAATACGAAATTGTTGGCCCACGTCCAGCGTCTGGAAGTCAAACAATTAGCACAGATACAACCACAAGCGCAAGCCCGTATATCTTTAATTGCTCAATTCGCAGCAACTATGGACTGTGCGGTGCTTTTGCTGATGGCTCAAAGCCGTCCGGCTTCAGGTCAATGGTTATTGCTCAGTTTACGGGTGTAAGCCTGCAAAGAGACTTGAGTTGCTGGCAAAAATATGATAATACCAGAAGCCCGGCATGGGGAAGCTATTTTGCAGATTATGATGAGTATATCAATTCAGATCCGAATAATGTAAGAATGAATCCGGCGCGTCGTAGCTTTCACGTTAGAGCAATAAATAATGCGATTATACAGGAAGTTTCTGTATTCGCAATCGGACAAGGCATCCATCACTGGGTTCAGTCTGGTGGCGAACTTACGACAACGAATAGCAACAGCAACTTTGGCGGCTGCGCGGCCTTGGCCGAAGGCTATCGCGAAGCGGCATTCGCATCCGACAGCGGCTGGAACGTTGGATCTATTCGCGTTGCCACAAATCTTACAGAGAAAAGCAATAATGTACGCAAAATTTATCTTGGAACAGTTGCTAATGGAGTTGCGAATAATGCAACAGTTATTCAGTTGTCATCAGCACTGGAGAATAGTACCACAAATCCTGGAGTCCCAAAAATACTTGACAAAGACGGCTACACGCTTCCAGAAGACTCTTATATCTGGATTGAAAACTCAAGAGGGTTGGACTACAGATCGCAATTGGCGGCAGATGCTTGGGACAGCGGAGAGCCCAACAAGATAAACGTTTCTACTGCTTTTGAAAATCAAGATGGAATAGCTCCTGGCACTTCTATTATTAACAGCCAAGGTTTTGATACCGGCCAGGACTGGCCTGATCTTTCTGGCGCAAAAATTTACATACGGCGACTCCAGGATACAAGAACAATTGACGAACGAAAATACTCAATTCGCTGCAATAATACAAATTCAAAGGCTCGCACGCCACTGCGCGATTATGTAATGCAGACTACGCCAGGCAGCGGAGGCGCTATCGCATACATGCCAGATAGCAGCATAATTGCTGTTTCTGCTGCTTCTGCTGTAAATCCAAACGGAGCAGGTGTTGTAAAGTCTGCGTCTGTTGAGCTGAGGCGAAACAATCCAGAAAACACTTGGTCAAGCAACACACTGTATAGGCTTGGCGATACAGTTCGCTACCAAAACAAGCTCTATGGCTGCACATTCAAGCACAGCGCGACTTCTTTTAACCCTCAAAACTGGCAAGAGATTTATGTTCACATGGGCGAGTCTTTCAACCCAGAGGATTACTGGAAAAATACGCAGCCGTCGGTCATATTCGACAATGACACCGATGGCAACGACAATACCCAGACATGCGGCTACAACCTATCAACTGTTTGGAGCACTGACGCAAAGGTTCAGGCGCAATACCGCACCGCTACCGACTACAGAGGCGTCCATGGGTTCCTGGTGGCCCTTGGTTTTGGAGCAGCAGACGCGCACATCATCCTACTGCCGAGGATCGCATCAACCAGGGAGCGAGATCCGGCAACGCCCCTTGATGGAATCAGCGCTCCACTTGGAGCAGCCACGGCCTGGGGCAACTGGCCAATCGAATTTCGTAGACCAAGCAATATCCGCCTATTCGGCCACGCCTGGGAGTGGAGCGGCTTCCTCAATTACACCAAGGCGCTGCCTGAATACCAGCTTGATCTGACTGCTCTAAATAAATTCACCTACTACTTCACAAATCAAAATGGTGGACGAGTTTATGGCAGCGGATTCAATGAAGAGGGATTTCTTGTCACTCCACAGGGACTCCAGGATCTTGCGACTGGCAGCGAAGTAGCATTTGAAAACATTGCCGAATCAAACATAGACATTGATAACATCCAGTTTCCAACATCATACAACGAGCTTTCTGCAAATAAACTTACAATTGCCACGGAGCTAGATCTTGGCAGCGCCTCCGTAATTGCTACTCCAGCATCATGGGGCGCTGGCTTTGGAGCAACTCTGCCGCCAATCCCAACTGCATCTACAGAGCAACAGGGGATAGTCCAAATGGCAACCGCAGCAGATCTTGAGGATTTTCTGCGAGAAGATCTTGCAGTAAGTCCGGCAGCACTTTCTCTGCTTATTGATGAAATTACGGCAAGGCTTACTCCGGTTGGCGCAGTAATTTATGTGCCGTCATCTACTCCACCAGAAGGATGGATCAAGGCGAACGGTGCGGCAATTAGCCGTGTGGACTTTGCCGGCCTGTGGGCTTACGCGCAAGGTTCTGGCAATTTGGCGGCAAGCCAGGCATCTAAGCAGCTGGGCCAGTTCGGGCCTGGAAATGGAACAACTACTTTTACGCTTCCTGACCTTCGCGCAGAATTTATTCGTGGTTTTGATGACGGACGCAGCATTGACACAGCTAGAACGCTTGGAAGCTCCCAGGATGATGCTTTTGAGCTTCACGCGCACTCAGTCAATGACCCCGGCCACTCGCACAGTTATCAACAAAATCAAGACAGAAACACTGATCACAGCGGGACCGATACGGTAACAAATAACCCGTATTTTATTTCTGGGCAAACAGGTACAGTTCAAACTGGAATCACCATTGTTCCCTCTGGCGGAACGGAGACACGCCCCCGCAACGTCGCACTTCTTGCTGTAATCAAATTTTAATCACAGCTGTTCCATTTCGCCAATAGACAAGGCGCTTCAGAGAGTGGCGATGACCGCTACTCTTGGGGCATCCCTGGATAGGGGCAGTTTGCCTGAATAGGCCATGTCACTTCGTCATGTTCACAAAAATAGCGGCGTTGCGAACAAGGCACCACTGCCGTCCGACATTGGCCACGATGAAATTGCGATAAACTGGAACGCATCGGGTCCGTTTCTGTCAATAAAAGATAGCAATGGCAATATCAGGCGCTTAAGCATTGTTGCGCTTGAAAACGCTGATCCAATTGGCGCAATTGAAGGCGCTATCGAAGCTCACGTCAGTGAGCCAGATCCGCACGAACAGTATGCGCTAAAAACTGAATTCAACAACGATATTGATGGCATCAATGAGCAGATAGCCCTTATCACATCAAGGCTATCCAATCTTCAGCACACAAATTGCATATACGTCTCTCTAAACGGAAATGACTTAAATAACACTGGAACATCAGATTCGCCGTTTCGCACTATTGGAGCGGCAGCAGCTGCAGCAATGCCAGGCGATGTAGTTTTTATTGCTCCAGGCACGTATGTAGAGCCACTGTTGCCAATTCGTTGGCGCTATGACGTGACTGTTTTTGGGTCTGGCCTGCGCTCAACAATCGTACAGCCAGCATCAGACCAGCAACTCAAGGATGTTTTCAAGGTTGACTCTGGGTTCTGGGCCTGGGGCATAAGCTTTGCCGGCCACCAGGCAGATGACACGCACCAGTCCTGGGCGATCTCCTTTAACGAACTTGCGGATAATTCTGCGCGTGGAGCCATTGGACTTGGCGCATTTATCCTGAAATCTCCTTACATACAAAACTGCACATCTATTACTGCAGAAGATGATGGTGGTGTAGCTGGTTCGCAGTCAACGGGAAATACTGGCGGTGGCATAAAAGTTGACGGTAGCCAGTGCGCAGTCAACTCACCAATCCGCTCAATGGTCGTTGATAGCTATACACAGGTAAACCTTGGCGGCCCTGGGTGCTTAGTGCTTAACGATGGCTATGCACAATTGGTTTCATTTTTTGGAACCTTTTGCACTTATCACGTTCGCTGCGAAAGTGGTGGACAGGTAAACCTTAGCGGCGGTGGAACAACTGACTTCGGCATCTATGGCCTGATGGCAGATGGCTACAGCTCTAGACCGCTCTATACGGCATCCGCCCGTATTTCCGCGTATGGAGCTACACGTAGACAGAGAAGCGTAACAATTGACACGTCAACAGATGTATTTTCCTCAAGTGATCACCAGCTTGTGGCCGGTGATCAAATTAAGTTTGAACTTGGAAGCGGAGAATTCCCAACTGGCCTGGCCAGCAACACGATATATCATGTAATTTCGGCCGGGCTCAATAGCGGATCCTTCAAGGTTAGCACTACCTCTGGTGGGGCTTCAATCAATATGAGTGGCAGCGCCAATGGAAATTATACCTTTGTACGGCAAGGGGCCACAGAAGTCGATGTTGTCAGCCTTTCGGCAAATAGGCTTGGCCGTCAAATCAAGTATCCAACTGCTGGAAGTCTTGGGAGTCCCGGAAGCCCAGTCACTGTAACCTCGCGAGGTGGATCAGCACCAGGCAGCACTTTTACCGTAACTCTTGGAGCGAGCACGATAGCTCATGAGTACGTTGGAGGCGGCTCTGTCACGGTTGCTGGGAGCAGCTATCCAATTACAAGCGCATCGTATAATAATTCCACCGGAGTTGCTATTTTTACTGCGACTGGATATGGCCCAACTATTGGCGACTCCGTAACTTTATCTGGATTGAGTTTTATATGCAATTCTGCATCACGGCCAAACGCTGGGCAGCTGATGTTTCCCCAGCTTGTTTTTCCAAGAAATGCTAGCACCGGCCTTCCAGAAGCAAAAACATTCGCATACACAAGAGTCAGCAGCACTGTATTTACCTACAGCGAAGCC